CGACACCAGAGATGAACCACCCGCCCGTGCTGTCAGCCGCCGCGCTCGCACGGATGGCCGCGCAGTTGTTGCCGCTGCCGACGATCTGGAAATCGTCAATCACCATGTTGCTCTGCGTGCTGGGAGCAGTTCCGGTGGTCAGGAATCCCCGGTCACTGCACGCGCCGATCTTCACGTCCTGCACCACCATGCCAGCCATCGGCACAGCGCCGGCCGAGGTCAGCTCAACGCCGACTTTCGCGTGCCCGCAGGTAATGCCGCGCACACCGAAAGACAGGGGGAGGTTCGTCGTGTCGCCGCTGTTCGCCAGCGTGGCAACCTTCAGCACGGGAAGCGTGCTGGAAGTGATGAGGCGGATGTTGTCTGCCCAGCAGCCGTTTACGAGGTCAATTGGCGTGCTCATGCCGTAAGCCCCGAGGCTGGCGATGACGGTCGAATCGCTGAAGTTGCCGCCGCTGGCGCGCAGCTTTACCGCGCGCTTGCTGACGTTGCGAAACGTGCAGCCGGTAACGTCAACATACAGCCGCAGCGCGCCTGCGCCCTGAATCGTGCGTATGCCGTCGCCGTCATCAAACTGGCTTACATCGTTGTCAGACAGGCCGGTGGCGAGGATCGTTTTGACTGTATCAAACTGGCAGTTTGAGATGATGCCTTGCGATGGTGTAGGCTGCGCTGCTGCCGGGTCGCTGCCGTCTTCCGTGTTGAAGCACACCCCGCCGACAAAGCCAAAGCCAACCGTTGCAGGGACGATGGAACCATCGTTCAGCTTGCGCAGGTTGCGGAACTCGCAGCCTTCCACCTCAAAGCCAACCACGCCATACGGGTTGACGTTCAGCGCGTACATCTGATTTACCAGCGTGGTGCCGGTGGCCGTGCCGTACAAGTTGCGGAAACTGCAGCGCTTGAACTTGGGACGCAGCACATCAGCAGTGACATACACCAGCGAGTAGCGAGGTTGCAGGTTGTTGCCGTCGAAGATCACGTCCTCGAATGTCACGTTGCCCGCCGTGATGTCGGCCAGCCTGGTGGTGTTGGCCCCGGCGAACAGCAGCCGGCCGTTGCAGAAGTGCGTGCTGCTCGTGCTGAACGTGATCTTGCTGACAACCCTGTAAGTCTTGCCAAGCAGATCAACCACTCGGCCCGAGTTGGCAGCAGTCTGAATGGCCGCCGAGTCATCGGTCGTGCCGTCGCCCACCGCGCCCACCTCCAACGGGCTGTAGGTGTCGCGCATCTTTGCCAGGGATGTGCGCAACACCGCGCCCGTCGTGCCCGAGCCGTAGCCCACCAAGCCAGCGCCGCCGATAGCTGCAAGGCTGGAAATGAAGGCAGTGAGCGCCGTCTGCACTGCGGCCGAAAGCGCGCGGTTCTCTGTGTCGCTTTCCTCGACGGCTGCCTGCACGTTGCTTGCGGCAATCGTTGCAGTAGGCGTGAATGGCACCGCAGATGCCGCAGTCGCAGCGCCCAGCGCCACCAGCAACCAGCGACCCGCTGCGAGGTCCGTGGCGAAGGTGCCGCCCGTGTGCGCAATCGCGCAGATGTAGGTGTTGCCGCCCTGGCTCACCATGTCCAAGCGAAAGTAAGCCGTCGCCGTCACCCACGCCCCGCGCAGGTTGGCTTCTGTCACGTTGCCGGCCGTCAGCAGCGCCCGAACATCCTGGCTCAGTGATGGCAGCTTGACGCGCTGGTCCCTGATTTCCCCGTCATCGCGCTGGTTCAGCGCCAGATTCGCCAACACCCCCCGCAGGGTGGTCTCGATGTTCGCCAGCTCAGCATCCAGCGGCGCAGTGCGCACCGTCGATCGGCCGCCTACGTTGGTAGCCTCTTCGTTGCTGAAATTGACGGAAGGGACGTAGGGTGTGGGTTGTGGCATGTGCGCGCTCCTGCGCGAGCACTGTGCCCCCCTACGATGGGCGTTTTCCGCCTGAATGCCGGGGCGCTAGACTGCGGCGATGGAATACACAGACTTCTTGATCTGGAAGTTCATCGCCTTGTGCGTCTGCGCCTTCGTGTGGGGCATCTACTGCGGGGCTACCGGTCGACCGTTGTCGCCACAGGAATGGCCCGAAGTGCAAGCCCGGAAGCAGGCGCAGCAAAAAGCCGATCCAGGGCGCTCGGACGCCTGAAGCCTTCAAGCGCACTGGCCGCCAGCTCTGGATCTGCCAGCAGTTTGGCAAGCTCCGTCGCGCGGCTTGTGCGCGCGGATTCGCGCATCCAGTCCAGACCCGCGCCAGTGAATTGCCCGATCAGAGGCAGGCGGTTCGCCGCGACATTCAGCACCGGGCTATCCAGCAACCCAAGCGAAAGCGCGTTGCTCGCGTTTGCGTAGGTTGGAGAGCCCTTGGCCGAGCCTGCCGCGGCGGCTTGAATCGAGCGGCGGATGTCAAGCGCTACACGCTGCATTGTCTTGACCTGCTCAGGGTCGAACGCAGCCTTCAGTCCCGGCAGCGTGTTTTCAACCCAGCGCACGAACTTCCCAGACAACCGGCCGGCATCAGTAGCAGTGCCAGCGCCTTCGGTGCTGACCATGCTGCGGAACTGCTCAAGCAGCCGCGGGTTCTTGTCGATCAGCACGCGAAGCTGCGCCACATCTTCAGGAGGCACACCCTGCCACCAAGCCTGGCGCGCAAGTTCTGCGCCTTGGTAGGCCGGCAAGCCATCCCGCCCACGCGCCAGCGCCGCAGCCTGCGGGCCTGTGCCGGTGGTCTTCACTTGCTCGATCTTCAGCTTGCGCGCTTCGTCCAGCGCGTTCGCCCAATCAATCGGCAGCACCTCGTCAATTGCGCCGTCCCCCCGCACAACCTCATTGATGCGGTCATCCAGCGCCTGCTTCATCTGCGTCAGCGCCGCAGCCTCGCGCGCCCGCTCGGGGTCTGCCTTGGCCGCGCGCAACATGGAGCCAATGTCCTTGCGCAGATTGTCGAACTCGCCCAGCGTCACCTTCTGCGGCACAGCCTGAGCGCCCGGAGCCGCGCCCATCGCCGCGTCACGCGCCGCCGCCCATTGCTGTTCCGGCAGATCAAATCTTGAGAACTGCGGGCCGCCTCGCGCGTCAGTCTTCAGCGCGTCGATCAGCGTGTCGATGCCGTCATCAGCGAGATAACCCGCCTCATACATCTTCTGCGCCATGCGGCCGGGAGAAAGACCGGTTGACCGAATCAAGTTCTTCAGGTCGCCTTTCAGTCCTTGAAGCTCGCCCACACGCTCGCCCGCGTTCGTCGTTACGCCACCAGCACGGCGCACAGCCTGCGCCAGCGTCAACGGGGCGCCCGACTGCGTAGCCTTGGCCGCTTGCATGGCCGGCAGTTCCATCGTGCCGATCTTTTGCGCCTCGCTCACCACGCGGTCCAGCCCGTCGCGGTTCAGGATTGAACCCCGGCCGAAAACGTCATCACGGATGGCCCCGAGGTCGGGCAGATACAGCGCCGCCTCATCCTGCGGGATGGCTTGGTAGCGCGCACGGGTTGCCGCGCGCATGCTCTTATCCGTCGCCGCCGTGAACTCGGACAATGCGCGCCCAAACTCGTCCCGCGCCGACGCCGCGCCGAGTGGGTTTGTGGGCGCCACCCGCTCAATCGCCGCCAGCCTCGCCGCGTTCTGTGCCAGCTCGCGCTCCTTCAAGGCCACGCCGCCCGCGCTATCAGCCACCACGCGCTCAAGGATGCTCGCCTGCGGGGTGCGCAGAACCTGCGCCGCAGTCGGCTTAGAGCCTGGCACAAGCTCACGGGCCTGCCGCAGCTGCGCAGCAATGCGCGCCGCGTCCTGCGGGTTGTTCGCGTCAAGCGCACGCGCGAGCGATTCCGTAGCCTTGGCCTTTCCGCCGCGAAGTTGCCGCCCCACCGCAGCGCCCGCCGTGCCAAGCCCTTGCAAGGCCCCCGGCAGCACAGCACCCACGCCAGCACCGAAAGCCGCATCATCGGGGCTCACAAGGCCGGCAGACACGCCACCCGCCACGCCGCCGCCCACAGTGCGCAAACCCAGCCCGGCCGCGCCCTTCGCGCCGCCTGCCGACATGCCCGCAGTTCGCACAGCCTCCACCAGCCCCGGAGCCGCCGCAGCAAGCCGAGTGCCGCCCGCAGCCGTAGCCAGCGCGGGGCCAACCCCCAGCGTGCCGGCAATCTCGCCGCCCACCTTGCCGATCTGGAAGCCTGCCGAGGAAGGATCGGCGCCAAGCTGCTGAAGCCCGCCCGTGATCCCGTCGCGGCGCTGCTGGTTCAGACTGACAGCGCGCTCAGGCGCACCCAAGCGGCGCTCTATGGCCTGCTCTGCCACGTCAAACGGGGCCATCAGGGTTGCGCCGATGCTGCCTGCACCGCGCACAGCGCCCAGCGCGGTCTGCACCGGCAGCGAGCCCATGATTTCGCGCTTGAACATCTCCATGCGCGACGGGACAGGTGCAGGCTTTGGCATGTTCGCGCGGATGGCGGCGCTGATCTGGTCATCGCTCATCCCGTCCGGGAACTCCACAATGCCCATGCCGGGCACTTCGACACGCTGCGGCATTACTCGATCCTTCCGGTGGCGGGGTTGAAGCGCCTGACAGGGGCCGGGTCGGCTGTTGGCGCAGGCGCCGCAGCGGGCTCCGGGATGCCTTCTGTGAGATAGCGTCCGCTGCGGATGGCCGCCGCTTTCTTTTTGGTGTAGGCTGCGCGCCGCTCTGCAGCCTGCATAGCGCGCTCCATGATGGCTTTGCGCTGGGCGGGGGTTTTGTCAACAGACGCTTGCATGTCTATCAGAATCTTCCGCTCGCCTTCAGTCGGCGCCGCACCGAAGATGGATTTCAGGCTTTCCAAGCCCTGCCCCGTCATGAGGTTGTCAATGTCAATCGTCGCGTCTGCGGCTTCGCTGCCACCGGGCAGGTTGCTGCGCAGCACAGCGCGCGGCTTCGCCAAGTAACCCGAATACGCCGCGTCGTTTTGCTTCAAGGCCGTCTGCAACGACCGGACAACACCAGCAGCAGACTGCACCGTGTCATCCGCTTCCAGCAGTTCTTTCTGAAGCGCCACCGACATGGCCCCAGGCTTGGGCGGAGCCCCGGGCGCCATCGCATCCGTCTCCGCCCGCGTCTTCTGCGCACTGGCCCTGGAGTTGTCCGCCGCCGCGTAGCTCTGCACGGCGTTGGCCTTCTGCGCGCCGGCCGTCTCGCGCTTGACGCCGATGCTTGCCTGCGCCATCGGGCTGGCGACATCGAGCGCGCCGCCGAACAGGTCCAGCACTGTGCCGTTGGCGTCGCGGTTGAACAGGGGCTTGCCGGCCAGCGCCGCCTGCGAGGCGCCCACTTGGCCGGGCTTGAGCTCGCCGCGGATCACCCGGTCGCCCAGGTCTTGCTCGCGGAAGTTGCCCAGCGCCGCCGCCCAGTCGTCGACCTTGATGTCTCCGGTGTTCAGGCCAACAGGCAGCAACCGCTGCAGGGCCTGCGCGATGGCGCTGCGTTGCTCGGGCGCCACCTGCAGATCACCCATCAGCGGCGAGCCGTCCTCGGTCGGGCCTGCCATCTCGATCTGCGGCGCGCGCCCGGTACGGATGGACTCGCGCACGGCCCGCACCAGCGGGAGATCAGTACCCGACATCAGCGCGGCCTGCTCTTCCAGCGCGCCGGGCCGCTGGCCGATCATGTCGGTCTTGGTGCGCAGCAGTGCGGCATCTGCCTCGTCCTTCTGCGCGCCGGCCAAGGCCTGTGCGATGCGGCTTTGCCCGATGGCTTCCTGCATGCCTGCCTGCTGCTCGATGGCAGGGCCGGCCAGCAGCGAGCGCGCCAGATTGCTCATGCCGCCAGAGGCTCCACGAAGGGCCCCGCGTGCGTAACCGGCCATGCTGTTACCTCCCCATCCACGTTGGCGCCGCTTGGCGCCGCTGCGTCATCTGCGCCGCTTGCGGGACCATCGCCCACCAGGGCTGCGTCGCGGTAGAGCCCGCCAGGGTGGCAGCGGTTGCGCCTTCGGTGGCGCCGCCCGTGACAGCCCCAGCACCACCCATGCCCATCCCGACCGTGCCCACCAGGCTGGCGATCTTGCCGACATCGCCGTACCAAGGTGTCTCGACATCCTGCGCGTCCAGTTGCGCGGCCTGGGCCCGGCGCTGATTGCTGACCTGCGTGGACGCGATGCGCTCGGCCAAGGCAGCGCGCGACAAGGCCTGATCGCGCTGCACATCAGCAGGGGCGCGCAGCCGGGCGAACTCGCGGGCGATGGCCGACATGCGGTCGCCTTCTTGGCCCTGCCTCTGCGCCAGTGCGGTGCGGAATGCGTCGGACTGCCGGCCGTTGTCGCCCGCGGTGTCGATGATGTCCGCGCCTGCGCCGGTCAGGTCGTCGCGCGTGCGCTGGTAGGCGGCTTCCTCGGCCGCCTGCATGGCCTGCGCTTGGCCGCCTGGGGCCGCTTTGCTGGCCTCCTGCAGCACGTCAGCGGTGCCGCCCTCGGTGGTCTTGTCGTTCGCCTCGAAGGCGCGGTTCAACACTGCCCGCTGCTGCTTGCCCTGCTGGCGAGCGGCCACCATCTGCGCAGCAGTGCCGCCACCGATCAGGGCTGCGGCCAAGCCCGGGGAGATGCCCGACGCGCCAGCCCCTGCTGCTGCGCCCGCTGCTGCGACTTCTGGACCCATGCTCTTTGCTCCTTCAGGAAGGCGAAACGATGCCGCCGCGCGCCGTGGCGCTGCCGCGTGTGTTGGTGCCGAAGCCGGACGGCATGTACTGCTGCCAGGCGTTGCGGCCCTGCGATGCCTGCCGCTTTTCGTACAACAGGCCCACGTTGCTGAACAGGTCGCCCACGCTGGTGCCGATGGCGCCCGACGTGGCCTTGTCGGCGTTCACGCGCATCTGGCCGAGAGCCGACGAGATGGCCGAACCCTGATCCATGCCGCTGTCGATGCTCTGCAGCAGCTGCAGCCGGGTGGCCTCGTTGTTGCCGCGCGCATCAGCCGCGGCGGCGTCGGCCTTGCCGCTGAGGTCCGTCAGGCCTTGCCCGTAGGTGCGGCCGAGCAGCGCGTTCTGGTCGATGTCCACGCTACCGCCGTTCTGCCCACGTGCGAACAGCTCGAACTTGAGCTGGCGGCCGGCCTCGCCCTTCTGCTCGTCCAGGCGCCGCTTGCCGGCGTCATAGGCGCCGCTGCGCACCGAGCCGAACAGGGCCTCCAGGTCGCGCTTGTTCCTCTCCGCGTCGGCGGCCTGCTGCGCCTGCGCTGCAACCGCGGCGTCATAGCCGGCCTGGTCGAAACTCTCCACAGGAGGCAGCGCCGTGCCCGTGTCATCAGCCATGCCGCCCGGGGTGCTGGTCACGAACTTGGAGCGGTCCACAGTGCTGGCAGCCGGCGCAACGCCGAAAAGGACGTTCAGCGCCTGCCGCGCCCGCGCCTTCTCCGCATCTTGCCGGTCTTGCCGTTCGCCGAAACCGCCATCACCACCGCCGCCGCCCATATCAGGCCCCCTTTGCTGGACCTACCCAGGCCCACACTTGCACGTCTTCCCCGTTGGCGCCACAGCCCCTGCGCACGCTTTCCAGGCTCAACAGGCCCAGCCGTTTTGCGAACCGCTCCGCCCCGACCCAGCCCGAAAGCACATGCACCTCAATTCGGTGGACGTACTGAGGCCCCTTGGAATCGCTCGCCACTGCAAGTACTTTGCGCGTTGCGCGCAGCACTTTTCGCCACGATTCACCGGTCAGGCCAGGCCGCGCCACCATCCACAGCAAACCAAGCCACGGCAAAGGCATGGACAGGCCGCCAATGGCCCAGGGCTGGCCGTTCTGCTCAAGCACCCAGCCTGGGCCGGACGTGCGCCAGCGGTCCACCGCGTACCACTCGCCAGGCTCCTGGCCCGTCATCGCGCGCACGCAGGCGGCATCCTCGGGCCGCATGTCGCCGCAGACGGCCAGGGCGTCGGCGAGCGTGAGGTCGCGGAGAGTCACACGCTGGCCGAGAGTTGGTGGAAGTAGAGCGTCGCCATGTCCAGCCCAAAAGCCTCATCGGCTGAGTGGCGGAAGCGCGGCGCGATGGCGGCAGAACTGACCTCTACCGGAATGACGGTCCCCGCCCGGGTGTCGCCGGTCACGGTGTACAAGATCGTCTCCTTGCCGGGGTCTGAAGGCTCGTACAGGTACGAGACATCGGCCGTGCCGCTGAACACGAAGTCAGCACCGTAGAACATCTTCTCGACGCCTGGCAGCTTGGCGTCTTGGAAAGCCATCTGCACATCCACGTCGATGCCGACGCCCGCATCGGTGAAGGTCGCCGCGTCGAGCTCATACAGCGTCGAGGCGCTGCGCACATAGACCTTGCCGGCCACAGAGGTGATGCCCTTGATGAGGACGGGGAAGGTGTACTCGCTCCAGCAGGCCAGCTTGCTGGAGCGGCTGAAGCTGTAGGCGAACACGCGCGACGTGCCGGCGCTCTCGTAGATCAGCCAGTACTGCCCGAGCTGCTGCAGCCAGATGCCGCGCACCGGCTCTGCCGAGGTCGCCTCATGGGCCTGCTGCGCGGGCACAACCAGCTCATCGACCGGCACGCCGACGTCCGTTTCGTCCACCCGCTCGACGTTCTCCTGCACGCTGATGGAGCGCACGCCGAACGGAGACGGGAACACCAGGTCGCGGTAGAAGCTGGCCATCCCCAGCGGGTGCGTCGTGCCCACGCCGTAGAGCCGGCGCCGGATCTGAGTCGCGGTCGGGTCGACTGCGGCGTCCCAGATTTGCACGCCCTCGGGGAACGTGACCACCAGCGCGTCCTCGAAGCTGCCCACGCCCGTGGGGTCTGCCGTGGTGTCCTGCTGCAGGCTCACCGACAGAAAGCCGGCATCGCTGGCCGTGGTCCAGTCGCGCGGGGCGCCTGCTGCGCTGTAGCGCACGATGTCAGGGCCTGTCGTGAACACGCGGCTCGTCAGGAACGTGGCCGAGGGGCCGTGCGAGCAGTTGGAATCGGTGATGAGCGTGGTTCCGCCGCCGTCCAGGTAGTGATGGCGCGGCACATCCTTGACCACTGTGCGCGGAATGCCCGTCTGGCCCGGGGGATAGACGAACGGCACGGCCGTGCGGTGCAGCGCCACCACGTAGGGGAATCCGAGCACCATTTTGGCGTAGTTGATGCCCACCAGCTCGGTGACGCCGCCGCCAGGGCTGAACGGGTTGAGCTGGAACACGCCGACGCCAGGCGGAGGCGTGAAGCTGCTGCCCACGGTCGTGAACACGACGAGACCGCCGTTCATGGACTCCAGGCCCACAGAGCCGGCCAGCGAGGTGCTCACCACCTTCAAGGCCGGCCGCTTCTTGATCTTCTTGCCGCTGGTGATGTAGGCGTTCTTCAACGTCCACAGGCGGTTGGCGTCCTGCACGCTCAGCGGCAGGCGCCGATCCAGGCCGCCGCCGTACTCCTTGTACGTGATCGCCGGCATGGCTTAAACGTCCCGGCCCACGACCGCGGGCTTGGTCGGCAGATCGGCCAGGGGCTGGCGGCGATACACCGCATCGCGCCCGCTGCCGAAGGACTGCCCGCGCAGGCTGGCCATCAGGGTGGTGAGCTGGCCCTGGTAGAGCGTGGCGTCCGGGTGCCGGTAGTGCGCCTTCGCGTTGGTGACGGCGTGCAGCAGCACCATCTCGTCATCCATCGTGGCGGCGTGGTTGTCTTCGGTGAAGGGCAACAGGTCGCGCACGAACCAGAAGCGGATGGTGTAGAGCTGGTCGGCCTTCGGGTAGATCAGCAGCTGGGCGTAGCGCTCGAACCGGGCCGGGAAAGACTGCGTGTCCATCTCGTTCCAGTGCTGCGTCTCGATGCCGTCATGCAGCCGGCGCCATTCGCCTGCGTACTCGGTTTCGATGCGCAGGATGCGCTGGTCGCGCGCGCAGCCGCTGGCGGTGCTGAACGTGCCCGTGGTCGGGTAGTCGAGCAGGTTCTGCCCAACGCCCAGGGTCACATCCTTGTAGTCGGTCAGGTGCTTCCAGTCCTGCGCCCGGTAGAGCTGGGCCTGCCCGTTGCGCAAGAAACTGTTGATCAGGGTCTGCGCGGCTCCGCTCGCACCTTGGGCGCCCATGCCAAGGCGGGCCATGACCTCGCTGCGCAGTTCGCCCAGGGTGCGGTAAGCCATCGTCAGTCCTTACAGGGCAATCTCGACGCCGACTTCTTCAGCCAACTTGACCAGCGCCTCATGCTTCAGGCCCCGGAACTCGGCCCACGCCTTCTCGGCAGCCACACGCTCGCCGTCGCTGCTCTCGTGAGTCACCAGAGGCAGCGCGTAGCCGTAGCTCAGGATGAGGTCGCGCAGTTGGTCTTCCGGCAGGTCGCCGAGCGTGGGCTGGCCCAGCACGCGGCGGAAATCACCCTTGCCGAAGCGGCCGTAGATGTGCTCGCAGTTCGGCTGGTTCACCTCGACGTGCCGGCCGTAGGCCTCGCACAGGCGCTGGTACTCGGACTGCGCGTCGCCGATGAAGACCCAGCCCAGGCGCATGTTCTCGCTCGGCGGGCGGATGTGGTCCTGCCGCTTGTTGTAGGGCATCACATCGGCGCTGGCCTTGGCCTTGTAGCCCTCGTCGAGCGTCTTCGACTCGACCTCCTTCACCTCGTCCTCACCGTGGATGAGCTGCAGAAGCGGCACTTCGTGGGCCCACACAACGCGCGGGGTGTCGGTGGTCTGGTCGCGTCGGATCGAAACCAGCACGCGGCGCGAGAGGATGGATTGCGACGGCTCGGCGGACTTTCGGGTCTGGGTAGCTGCGGGCACTTTGGGCTCCTTGGTGGCGGCGGATCAAAAAGGGGCCGGCACAGAGCACCGACCCAAGACCTCCGCGTCCGCCTGGCGCGTTGGCAACTGAAACATCACTTCTGACCTCTGACGATCAAGCTCACATAGGTCTGGTCGCAGCCGAAGCGTTCGGCCAACTGCTGTTGGGTGAACTGGCCCGTCTCGTACAGCGCACGCATCTGGGCCCTCTGGTCATCGCTGACCTTTGGGCGCAGGTTGCGCGAGCCTTTCGGGCGCCCTGGCTTGCGGGGCGCAGCGTCGATCAGGTCGATTGCCGCGCTTGCCGCGTACCAGTTGCACTGCAAAGCCTCTGCCACTTGCCGCTTGGTCGAGCCAGCGCGCCACATCGTGGCGGCCAGCGCGATCTCTTCGGCAGTCAACACCCGGCGGGCGGTCTGGCGACCGCGCTCCAAGATGTCGGCGTTGTTGTCCTCGTGATCGCCCACAAGGAGGTGCGCAGGGTTGCAGCAGCGCCGGTTGTCGCACTGATGACGAATGACCTTCCCGCGGGGGATTGGGCCGTGCACATGTGCGTAGGCGAGGCGGTGAGTTGCCACCACCTTGTCTCCAACACGCATACGGCCGTACATGTCTTTCGTCACAGTCCCAAGCCAGTTCCAGCAGCCATTCGCGTCAATCTCGATGCGCTGCTTGAGTCGTTCAAAGGCGTCGTTGGCGGTTTGTTGCATGGTGCCGGCGGGTCGTTGCAGAAGTTCTGCATTCTACGGCCCGCCAGCACTTCTGCAACTTACGTCAACGCCAGAACGGCGTTTGCATTTCCCTGGTTGAGGGTGATCGCGCCGCGCCAGGTCAAAGCCCAATAATATTCGTACCGGTCATACGCCCGCGGCGGCTTGCGGCTGATCATGTCGTGGCCCTGCAGGGGCCGCAGGCGCAGCGTGTTGGTGTTGATGAAGTAGCAGCGCTTTTCCCAGGCCGTGGCCGGCGCGAAGCGCGCGTCCAGTTCCTGGAACTCGGGCGACCACTGCACCTCGACGCCCTGGAACGTCAGCACCGCGGTGCCGCCTTCCACGCGCTTCGTGTTGCTCGGGCCGAAGTCCATGCGGCCGTAGGTGTTGAGCACGAAGTTGCGGTAGCCGTCGATGAACTGCGAGCCGGCCACGATCAGGTCGGGCGAGCCGCCGGCACCAGCGCGCATGCACTGACGCCAGTTCACTTCCATCTGGTTGAGGATGGTGCCGGTGCTGGTCGTGGTGGTCAGGCCGGTGCTAACGTTGTTGCGCCAGTAGGCGTTGCTCGACGAGCTGCGGTCGATGCCGCCCACGGTGCCCGAGGTCGGGGTGAGCGACAGCAGCGCGTCCACGCCGGTCACAGCGTCGGTGCTCTGCGTGCCGTCCAGGTGCAGCTGGTAGCTGAACTGCTCCTGGAAGCCCAGGCGCAGGGCCTCGGCTTGCTCTTCCAGCAGGTTGGTGAGCTGGATCTTCTCGGCGTCGCTGGCCGAGCGCGCGGCGCTGGCATCGTCCACCACGATGATGCCGTTCTGCGCCAGGCGGTCTTCGTCCAGCGCCAGGCCGTCATGGCACGAGCGCCAGGCGTAGTTGGCCTGCTCGTTGGTGACGCGGCGGTTGTAGGTCACCACGGACGAGCCGTTGAACCACTGGAAGTTGGACGAGTAGCGCACGCGCAGCTGCTCGACGATGAACTGCTTGGCGCCGGGCGCCGACTTCTTCTTGCTCTGCAGGGCCTGCAGGATCGGGCGCTTGACCTCGATCTGGTCGACGGGCTTGTTGGCCAGGTAGAAGTCGAGACCGATCTTGCCGGCGTCGACGATTTCGGAACTGGTGAAAGGCATGGTGAATCTCCGGGATGCGTTGAATCGGGCTCTCGCCCACGGTTACCGGTGACGACTCGGCTACACGTCCAACGCCCGCGGTGAACTGGGCTCACACCATCCGCGCCGGTTTGGGTTGCCCCAGGCCCAGCGCGCGGCCTTGTTTGTGCGGTGCGCGACGCCGCGTTCAGCGCTGCGGGGTTACGCCTCCAGGCGCCGGCCCCACATGGCTTCTTGCATGCTCGTCGGCTTGGGTTGCCCCGAACCGGCGCCCATGGGTCGAAGCGGCGCCGCGGTTGGGGCCGCAGCGGCTGCAGGCTGGCGGAAGGCCAGCCCGGATTCCTTGATGAGCTCGTACTGCGTCTGCACCAGGGCCGGCCACTGCGAAGGCGGCACGCCCTGCAGCAGCTTCGGGATGCGAGGCAGAAGCAGCTTCTCGATGGCGCTGTAGTCCAGGTCGGTGGCGGCCATGCGCTTGCAGAACCGGTCGACCTCGACCTGCGCATCCTGCACCGCCTGGCCGTGCGCCTGCTCGGCCTGCTGGCTCTGCTGCTGGGCTTGCTGACGCTGCTGCAGCGCGGACTGCTGCTTGCGCTGGCGCGCGACCTCCAGCGCCGTGGCCTCGTCGATCAGCAGGCTGTCGACCTTCTGCCGCAGATCCGGGAACTCGGCCAGCGCGTCGACGCCGGGCAGCGTCTCGCCGGTCATCAGCGAAAGCTGCCGGAGCTGCTCGGTCAGGATCTGCTGCGCTGCCTTGAAGTCGCCGCGGTTGATCGCTCCGACCACGCTGGCGGCCTGCTCGAACTGCTCCCGCGTGATGCCGTTGCTCTGGAAGGTCTCGCGCACGTAGCTGAGCTGCTGCTCCGCTTGCTGCAGCTGCTCGTCGCGCTCCTTGATGCCGTTCGCCAACTTCTGGAAGCGCTCCTGCGCCTTGGCGCCCAGGCCCTCGGGCATGACCGTGAGGTCTTCCGGCGCGTCGGGCTTGACCGGCGCAGCGGGGGCCGCGGGCGCTGCCTGCGCTACGGCAGGCTGGCCCGGCGCGGCAGGCTCAGCCGGAGCGCCTTCCTTGCCCTTGAACCTGCCCAACTCGTCGCGCGCCATGCCCTGGCTGATCGCCTCCAGCATGGTGGTCGGTGCGGCAGGCTCTGTGCTTGCTGCAGGGGCCGCGACTGCGCCAGCATCGGCGACGGCAGCTTCACCGCTCGGCCCCGCATCCAAGGCTGGGCCGCCTCCGCCCTCACCCTCGACGATGCCGAGGCGGGCGGTTGACAGGAAGAGCCGTAGGAGGATGCGCAGCAGGTTCATGGCGGATGGATCGGTGTCGGTGTTTTGGTGCCGACAGCATGCAGCGCCGCCTCTGCGGTTTTCCGCCCGTTTCAGTCCATGAGCAGCAGCTCAGCAGCAGCCAGGGCGGCGCGGTTGTGCGCCTCGATGCGGCGTCGCCGCTGCTCGATCGCCGTGGCTTCGGCTTGGGCCATTGCGGATTCCTGAGCCGCCAGCGCAGCCTGCACTGCAGCCAGTGCCTGCGGATCGAATGCAGGCGCTGCGGGGCGTCGGGCTGGCGTCGGCAGCACATCGGCCAAGCGCACAACGGGGCGCGTGGGCTCTGCAACGGCCGCAGGCGCAGAAACGGGCGCGACGGCAGCAGCGGGCTCAGGCGCTTGCGGGGTGACGGGCGCTTGCGGCTCTTCCTCGTCGCGCTGCTCTGGCCCCAGGTACAGACGGCGGCGCTTGCCCCGCGAGCTGGCCGCGTCAGCAGGCAGGGAGTTCGAGAAGAACAGCGGCGCCGCGTCGGCAGTGTGTGCGTGCGCAGCGTCTTCAACGGTCAGAGAGGTGGCGCCGTTGAAAACGATGGCCGGGCTGTCAACGCTGTGGATGTGCAGCGCATCAAAAACCGCTAGTCCGCTGGAGGTGCTAAGGGCAAGCGCGTCGGCCGAGTGTGCGTGCGCTGCATCGGCGACAGCCAGCAGTGTCTGCCCGGCCACAGAGAGCGTCACGGCGTCTGCGGCATGGGTGTGCGCCGCATCGGCAACGGCGAGCGCGGCCGTGGTGCTCAGCGTAAGAGCGTCTGCCGCGTGCGAATGGCCTGCGTCGCTGACTTGCAGGGCGGACGCGGTGCTTAACGCAAGGCTGTCTGCGGCGTGGCCATGCGAAGCATCTGCGACGGCGAGCGTCGCGGCGACGTTCGCCACCAGGACCAGGTTGTCGGCGCTGTGTGCGTGAGCTGCTTCTGCGGCGCTGAGCGTGGCGCCGCCACCACCCCCCGCCGCATCAGGCCCAAGCCCGAGCGGCGTTATCCCAACCGGGGAAAGGCCAAGGCTCACTTAGATCTCGGGCCAGCCGGTGTTGAGGTTGTAGGCGGCCAGTGCCTCGAAGGTGGTCAGGGCGTCGATGGCGTCACGGTGCTTGCCATCTGCTCCACCGATGGCCGCCTCTGCGGCCGCGAAGCTGGCCGAGTTGGCTGCTACGCGGGCCATCATGGCGGCGAGCGTGATGCCGCGCGCCTGGGCCTCCATGGAGAGCAACGGGGCGTCGGCGGCGTTCCCGGTCTGCGAGTAGCGGATGGCCTCGTCGCGCTTGATCGGCCAAGAGGCCATCTCGCCGGGGCTGATTGCGGCCACGACCTTGTCGCGCAGGCTCTTGGCGATGGCGAGGCTTTGCGACTTCTTCTCAGCCTTGGCTTGCGCCAGGGTGTAGCTGTCGATGCTGGCCTGCACTGCCGCTTCGTCGCTGGCAACCCAGCCGCGTGCGCTGTCAAAGTGCAGCGAGTGCCCTGCCGCGATGATTGCATCGTGCAGGCCGATGCCCTTCTCGGTGTAGTTGATCGCCATCAGATGCACCTCACGCCGAGAAACGGTTTTGCGCCCCCGAGTACGTCAGCACTAGCGCCCGACCAAGAACTCGGGAAAGTGGTTCCCGACCCCGCCAGGAACAGATAACCGGATGCCTCCTGCGACGCATTGAAGCCGAGCGGGTTGCTGTTGATGCCGCCCGCAGTCGAGTAGACAGCGGGGCCGTTCGTTGCGATAAGGCAACCGAAGAAGCGAGCCGGGGGCCGGAACGCAGTGAACGACAGGAACCTTTGCCCAGTCGTCGCGGCATCTGCCGTGCCCGACAAGGCGAGCTGGACATCGGGCAAGCCGTCCGCCCCTACGCTGTAGATCGCGCCGCGAATCAGCGCGCCGGCAGAGCCTGCAACGGTGACGCGAACCACCAGCGCGTCGATCTCGTTCGCGCTCTGCGCGATGAACGGCGTGGCATACGCGCGGCTGGCAACCAAGGCAAGGTTTCCCGATCCGCCTTGAATCAGGCTGATGCTGTCACCGTAGCCCCGGAAGCCGCCAGAGATGGCGTGCGCGCCCGCTGCGGTAGCCATCATGCTGGCCGCAGTCCCCGTGCAAATCACAACCTTCGTGCCGGCCGAAAGAGACACGGCCGCAGGCGTCGTTTCGTCAAAGGTGCCGGCCACCAGCGTGTTCTCGATGCGCTCGCGCACCAACTGCCCACTGCCGTTGAGATAGCCCATGCCGCACTCGATGAATGCGTCGGTTGCTTGATCCTTGATGCCGTAGGCAAATCGTACGTTCGGCCCAAACTTTTGGCTGAAGCGCACGCGGCCGGGGATCAACGTCAGGTCTAGCGGACCCGGGCCTGTCGTAGTTGTCGTTTCCTCAATGGCGTTGCCAAACACTGGGTCACCTCTTGGTCATTGAACGCGCGGCCAGCGCCAGGCGACTGCCGCTTCCAGCTGCCGCACGTCCCACGAGTCGTGGTCAGGCAGCCCGATGATCTCGGCCGTGGCCTGGGTGCAGATAGGGCCGCCCCAGCTCGGGCGGAACATGGGCAGCAGGAAGCGCACCAAGCGCCACCAACCGTAGCCCTCGTGGCCGCGCTTGCGCAGGTAGTCGTGCGCGCGCTCGGCCGGCACATCGGTCTGGTACAGCCGCCACTTGCCGGCCGGCAGCGGCATGGTCTTGGGCCGCACGCCCCCATCCATCTGCGATGAGCTCACGCACCAGTACAAGCCGTCGCCCTGCGGCACGGCCACCTCGGTGTGCGAGCCATCGCCACCACGCGCCAGCCGCACCAGGCGGCCGAACAGGTGCGGGTCGTTGTAGCGGACGGCGACCAGAAGGCTGCTCATTGCACGCTGCGGCTGCGGGTGTAGACGACGCGCAGGGCCGGCATGGCGTCAGGTCGGGTCGCCGATCTCGATGTCCCAGGCCGGGAAGTTCACCGTGTTTGAGCCGTTCGCCGTCAGCGCCTGGCTCGTGCAGGTGGTCACATAGAGCAGCGTCGAGTCAGACACCCGCACCAGGGCCACGTGGTTGGCCGTGCCGGTGGTGTCAATCAGCACGCCACTTTTTGCGGCCACAGTGACCTTGCGCCCCGAGGTGTCGCCGTTGGCCTTGGTGAAGTCCCCGCCGGCCATCGTCACATCGGCCAGGGCAAAGGTAGCGTTCGCCTCGGTGAACGTGGTCGGCTGCGCGCTGCAGGCGATCATGCGCGTGGCCGTGGCCACCACATCAAGCGCAGCATCCATCACCAGATCGTTTGCGGCCTTAGCCATGCTTCACCCCCTGCCCCATGCGGGCGTTCTTGATGTCCAGCGCGACGGCGCCTTCCGCCTGCGGCACGGCGTCTCGGCCCACCTCGGCGGCCCAGCCGTGCGCGATGAAGCGGTGCGCGCGCAAGTCGTCAACGGTGCGCACATCGCCCGCCTCGAACCGCTCGGGCCCGTCCAGAAAAGTTGTCTTGCACTCGATTCGCATCTCAGTCCTCTCGTTCTTGCTCGGGCTCATCCGGCACCAGCCGCGACTCCACAATGGCGCCGTCAGGGCCCGCCAGGTGCTGCACCTTCATGCGCGGCTTGGGCTGCGCCGAGGCCTGCGCCATCGCAGCCAACATCTGCGCCAGTTGCTCCTGGCCGGCCTGAAGCTGGGCCACGGTCTGGTTCACCGCCTCCAGGCCCTGCGCCTCGACGGCTCGGGCGTCTGCGCCGGCCATCGCGTCCAGCTCGGCGCGGCGCATGTCGACGGCGGCGGTCGCTTCCGCCCTGATGCGCGCCACCTCGGCCTGGGCCTGCGCCTCGATGGGCGCTGTCACAGCCGCAATACGCACCTTGGCGTCTGCTTCCAGTTGCGCCTTCTGCTGCGCCAGCGCATCGGCTGCACTCTTGTCGGCCAGGGCGCCCTCCAGCCCCTGCACCTTGGCCTGCAGCTGCTGCACAAGCTCCTGGGCCTGCTGCACCATCTCCGGCGTCACCTGGGGTTGCTCGGGCTGGCCGTCTTGCCCCGGCTTGCCTGCAGCCGGCTCCGGCAGGTACCGCTCGATCTCGAAACGCTCGTCGAAGCGGCGCAGCGTCTCCTTGAGCAGAGCAATGGCCATCTGCGCGAGCTGTTCCTGGCCGGCCTGGCGCGTGGCGACGATCTCCTTCACCGTGTCCTTGATGACCGGCAGCAGCTTCGTCCAGCGGTCCTGCTCCTGCAGGCGGTCAGGCTTGCCGGTGGAGCCGCCACGCACGCGCACGGTGACCTGCTCGAACACCTCTTCCGCCGTGAGCTGCGGCCACACCGCGGCTTCGCCTGCGATGCGCGCCACCTCGTCGGGGGTCAGCTTGCGCAGGCACACCTCCAGCGCATACGCGCCCACCTCGCTGAGCAGGTCTTCGATGACGTCTGTGCGCTCGGCGCTGCGACCGCGCAGGCCCTGGCTGAGGATTTCCGCCTCGGTGGCGGTCTTCGCCTTGAGCACGCTGCCCCGCGCAGCGTCGCCGCCGCCCAGCAGCATTTCCAGGTCCGAGCGGGCCTGCGTGGTGTCGTAGGTGTTCGGGTCGATCTGCCCGAGCTGCACGCTCTGGATGTCGGCCGAGATGGCCTGCCCGCCAACGCCCTCCACCGCAATGATGTCGTTGCCTTTCCGGTTGCGGATGCTCTCCACGTCCTGGGGCGTCAAGCTGCCGCCCTTGCGCACCACCGTGAACGGCCGCGAGTCGTCGCGGTCCTTGGCGAGCGCCTGGCGCGTCTCGTTGTACTCCTTGACCAGCTCGTGCGTGAGGTCGATGTCGGAAGGCGGCATGAAGCAGCCGTCGACCTCGTTCCACACGAGCAGGAAGAACGGATACCAGCGCTGGCCGCACCAGTCGGGCGAGTAGGACTCGCGGCACAGGCCCTCGTCGCCGATGCAGACGGTATGCACGCGGTTGGAGTGCTGGTCCCACACCTCCCACACGCGCAAAAGCTGGCTGTCGCGGTCCTTGTCCTGGCCGTTGGCCTGGGTCTGGCCGCTGGTGTTGGCGTCGCTCTTGTCGCGGTAAACGCGCGCCTTCTCGGGGTCGTAGCCGAACTCCCGCTCGAATGCGCCGCGCGTCATCCAGACGCCGTGGGCCAGCTTGCCGGCGCGCTCGTAGTCCTGAATCTCGAAGATGCCCCGGTCGAGCACCAGCATGTCCTCGGGCATCACGAAGTCCAGCGCGAGGCCGCGGCCGATGCGCTTCTCAGCCTGAACCTGCAGGCCGGCCAGCGTCTCGCGCAGCTCGGCTTCCTTCAGGTCGGCATCGTTGCCGGCGTGGGGCGACTCCAGCGCGGCCTTCTGCTGCTCGATGAGCGCCAGGTTGTCCTGGGTGTCCTTGATGCGATTGGTGATCAGCGGGTCGGCAGGCCGGCCCTGCTGCCACGACAGCTTCCACCAGCCGATGGCGTTGGTGTAGCAGCTGGTCAGGAGCCGCTTGGCGCGGCGCTTCAGCTTGGCGTCACCGATCAGCAGCTTCTCGAGCACCGCTTCGGCCGTCTCGCCGAAGGCCCGCACCGCGGGCATGCGCTGATCCGTGACGCCGCGCGTGGGCTGCACGGTGAACTCTGGGTCTTTGGCGTAGACCTGCGGCCGCATCGCCGCCAGGTTGCCGAAGTGCAGGTTGGTGCGCATCTTCTGCCCCGTCTCCGGGTCGATGCCGCGCAGCAACTGGCGGTTGTGGGCAAAGCGCTTGAAGTCGCCGTCCCGATCCTTGAGCCCGGCCTCGATCTCCTTCTGCAGACTGCGCGACAGCGCCTTGTCCTGCTCGCTGATTTCGCGTGCAGGCTTGGCGCTGCCGGGCGCCGCTTCAGGAGTGGAGGCCGGGGCTTGGATCATGAGCCGATCAGGCCTCGATGACGGCCGACAGCGTGCCGCTGGTGGCCGTGGTCGGCACCACGCGCATGATCAGCGGCAACGACAGCTCAGCCGTGAAGCTGGGGTTCGTCGCAGCCGTGGTGATCGTGCTTTTGGCCGGGGTGCTCACGCCACCGGCAGAGTTCGTGACGCCAGTGCCCAGCGCGATGGGCGCCGTCATGCCTTCGGTGTTGGCGCCGGCCGCGAAGTCGGCGTAGCTGCCGTACACCTCCAGGTCCACCACGCCGACATGGTTGCCGGTCAGGCGGAACGCGGCCGAGTGGCCCTTCATCAGCGGGGTGGCATCGTTGACCACACCCACGCGGACGGTGCCGCCGTGCGTGCCGTTGCCCACCGAGCCCAGCAGGCGAGCCGTGTTGGCGCCCGTGAACTGCAGCGTCCAGATGCCGTTGGCGTTGGTGTTGCCGGTGACGCCAGAGATGGCAAGGCGCTTGCCGTCCGTCAGGCCGTGGCCCGCGGTGAACGTCGCCACGATGGGCGTGGCGTTGGTGCTGCCCGTGATGTTGATGGCCTGCGTAGTGTTCGCAGAGGTGCCGAGGGAAGTGATCTTCAGAGCCATGATGCGTTCCTTGTGACGCGGCAGAGAACGGCCCTGCAAGCCGGGTGCGAAGCAACGGGCCGCACCGCCCGAGGGAACTCAGGCGGGCGGCGTCTCCACGCCCCCGGCGGTCAGCAAGATGTCATCACCCCGCAGCTTGCGGATGGCGGCCGAGTCGGCCTCGAAGGCGTCGGACTTGTCGGCCGGCGCAGCGGCGGCCTTGTCCATGCGCACCAGCGGCGAGACTTGGGACAGCCGGGCCAGCGCGGCGTGCGCGTCAATGTAGGCCTGCTCTTCGCCGTCCAGCGCCGAGATGGTGTCTTGCAGGCCCAGCGCGGCCAGCTGCTTGGCAGCGTCCAGGCTGTCGGCGTGGACGATCATCACCTCGCCGCCCACGGTCACGCCGCCTTGCAGCCCGCCCAGCGGTCGGCCATCCAGCCACCCGCCCACGGTGAACGCGAAGCAACGCGAGCCGCCGTCATCGAGCCATTCATGCTCGAAGACCACACACGGCTCGCTCACGCGGCGCAGGTCTTCGGCCTTGATGCTCTGGCGACCGAGGTAGTTCGGGTGGACGTTGGCGGCTTCGATCATGGCGACCATTACGCCGCTCGCCGCCTTTGGTTTTCCGCCTATTTCTGCGACATCACCCAATCCAGCGTGAAAGGCTTGGGGCCGCTGAGCTGGCGCGGCTTGGGCACGCGCGAGATGGGCCGTGCCATGCAGGCGTAGCGCGTGTCGTCGCCCGCGTGGTCTTCGCCGTCCGTGTCCACGTCCTCGATGCGGTTCTTGTCGTGCTGCAGGGCCGGCACGGTGCGGCGCCAGTCCAGGCAGTTGCCAGTGACGTAGAGCCAGGGCCGGCCGTCCTCGCCATTGATGCGGGCGCGAACCTGCTGCCAGCCTGGCACGCGGCTGTTGTCCGCCGGCCGGAAGCGCGGCCCGCCCAGGTTCGGCAGCGCCTTGATCATCCGCTCCGCGATGCTCGGGCCGCCGTCCTCCTTCCACATGCTTGGGTCGGCCACCGACAGCTGCTCGTCGACGGCTTCGCCGGCCTCCCGCGTCTTGATGCCGCGGCCCACCTCTTCGGCGTCCAGCTTCAGGCCGGTGTTGGGCTCGTCTGGCTTGCAGCCGTACCACTCGCGGTAACGCACGATCGAGCCGCGGGGCAACAGCACCTCGCCCTCCGGCGTCGGCGCCCAATGGTCATCGTCGGCAATGGCCCACCAGCCCACCGAGAACGGCCGCGCGCTGCCCCAGTCCATGCTGCGGTAGCGCGTCCAGGCCTTCGGCGGCGCCCAGCCGGCGGGCAAGTACATCGCGGGCGTGATGTTGTCGAAGAAAGCGCCGGCCACGATGTCCCAGTTGCCATCCAGCCAGGCCTTGCGCAGCGCCTCGCTTCCGCCCGTGGCCGCCAGGATGCGGTTCCTGTAGCCCGGGTCGTTGCGCATCAGGATCTGGTTGTCCGCCATGCGCGAGGGCACGAACATGCGCGTGAAGCCCGTCTGCGGGTCGGTGTAGGGCGTCAGCGGCGGCGCCGCGGTGATGTAGCGCTGCTTCACCCACACATGCCCGATGCCGCCCGGGTTGCCGGTCAGCCGCACCCGGCAGGGCACCCCGTGCGCACTGCGCAGGGTCGACAGCATCTTCAGCAGGCCGGCCGGGGTGGCGTACTCCGTCACCTCATCGAAGCTGATGCCGGTGTACTGGTGCCCGTGGTAGCGCCCGTAGTCCTTGTCGGCCTCGATGTAGCGCATCTTCACGCTGGCGCCGTTCGGCCAGTACCAGCACGAGGAGAACGGGAACTCGGCGCTCGTCTGGGTCTTGAACACGGCGCCCTCGCCCGGGAAGACCTCCATCGCGCGAGCCTGCAGCTCCTCCAGCTCGGGGAAGGTCTTGCGGAACATGATCCCGCGCCAGTGCTTGCCGTAGGTGAGCGCGCCGTCCTCCTGGAAGCCGATCTGCAGGTCGGACTTGCCGCCCCCGCGCTCGCCGCCGTAGAACAGGTCTTCGCACCAGTCCGCGCTCCAGGCGATCTCCTGGGCGCCCTTCTGCGGGGTCCACATCAGGCCAGCCCGTGCGCTTTCTTCCAGTCGGCCAGGCTCAGCCGCTCCCGGACGGGCGGCGGCTTGTCCTCGGGCCGCTCGCTGTTGAGCTTCTGCACCGTGTCCTTGTTAGCCGCGAGCAGGTTGGACGCCGGCACCAACGCCTCATTGCCCAGCTTTGTCAGCACTGCGATGCCCTTCATCGCCTCCATTGACTCAGGCGACAGCGGGTTGATGTCGTCCACTTTCTGCGCTTCGGAGTTGGCGAGGGCGTGGAACCGGTGCGCAGTCTTGGCACCCAGCTCGGCCGCGCTGGCGTAGCTCATGCTGATGCTGCGCAGCTTCTCGGCCAGTGACAGCGCCGCGTGCTGCTGCGGCATAGGCAAAGCGGCCAGCGCAGTCTGAGCGGCGGCCACCGTTTCGGCGACCTGCCGAATCTGCGCCGAATGCGCCGAAAGGCGCCGAATCGTGGCATCACCCACCTTGAACTCTCTGGCAAGCGCGCGGACACCTTCGCCCCCGGCCAAGCGGCGGCGAACCTCTTCCTGCTGCTCCGGGGTCAACGCTGGGGGCCTGCTCACTTCACCTCCACAAACGAAAGCCGGCGCTGCTCGCCCGGCTGGGTGACGTTCTCGACCTCCACGCGGATCTCGTAGGGCTTCTGCAGTCTCATGTAGTCCTCGGGGCTGACCTTCGCCAGCATGGCCAGCACGATGCGGGCGTCGGATTCTTTGGGCTCGCCGCCGGCCTGCCAGTGCTTCACGGCGCCCAGGTTGCGGCCGGTGGCGCGAGCAATGTCGGCCATGCTGATCTTGTGGTTCATCAGGGTGCGGATGACCATGAACCAGTCGCGCTTGCGCTTGTTGACGGGTACGGTGGTCATGGCTTCTCCAGGTCTTGGCTGCGGCGGGCTGGGCGTCGTTTCAAGTGCTTGGGGCCGATGTGCTCTCCGATGTGCCAGAAGCGGCAGTGCCGGCAGCGGTAGGGCTGCATGCGCGCGCCGGTGTTGCGGCTGCACAGGGTGGCGAAGTCGCGGGCGGATGGAAAGTCGCCGAGCTGGCGTTTCCCGTCGCACACGGCTTGGCGCCCTTCGAGATTCATCTGCAGAGCTCCGGGCGCGCTTTGCAGTCGGGCGGGTTGGCCTGGGCTGGCTCGTCGGGGTCGCCGCCACCGCAGCCCGCCAGGAACAGCAGCGCCGCGGCCAGCATGAAAAGGGTTTGCTTCATGGTCTCACCTCACAGATCCGCCACGTCACAGTGCCCAGGGTGAAGCGCTCGCCCACGGCGACGGTGAACGGTGCGAGCTGTGGCCCCGCGTAGGTCAAGAGCATGGGCGTCCAGTTGCCGGGGCCGATCGGCTTACAAACCACAGTCACCTCCCCCGCTCCGGGTCCAGGCCGACCATCACGGCGCTGTAGACCAAGCCCTCTGCGCGCAGCGTCTCGACGGCGCTGGCGGCTGCAGCGCGGGTGACGTCGAAGCGCGCCGCGATGTCGTCCATGCTGAGCAGCTCGCCCGGGTTCGCTTCAAACCACCCGCGCAGCTTCTGGCGCAGGCTGTCGGGCCGGGGCTTGTGATTCCCGCGGCCGGGCCCTTGGCCGTGCGCGCGGTGGATGTCGACGCCGTTCATGCTGCGCCTGCCGTCATGGCGACCGCCAGCGCTGACCATGCGTGCGTGCTGACGCCGTACAGCGGGCCAGGCTTGCCCTTGACACCAACCTGCGGCACCTTGCCGCCCCCAGTGCTCGGGAATTTGTCCAGCAGCGCGGTGCGAATGTTCTTGTCCTTGGCCTGCTGGTTGCCGCACAGGTGCTGCTTGACCTGGCGCCGATAGACCAGCTTCACGGCCTCGGGGTCTTTCCAGGCCTGCTGGAAGCGGCCGATCCAGCGCACGGTCTCGAAGGTGGTCTGCCCCACGGTCATGCCCATGCCGGCGATCATCTCGATGGCGAGCAGATCAGCGCCCTGCCCGGCCTTCACCCACTGCAGCACGTCGTGGTTGTCGTGCACGCCGCTGTCGATGACGCCGGAGCCGTTGAACAAGACCCAGCCGCTCTGCGTTGTGCCGGGGTCGATGGCGAAGATGGTCACGAGGTTGCTCCTGTCGAAAGCGGCCGGCCCAGCGGCTTCACGCGGGCCCAGCTGGTGGCCCAGCGGCGCGCGTCGGGCGTCAGCGTCCTGCCGCCGTTGCTGCGGTCCAGCGCGCTCTGCGCTGCGATGCGGAACAGCTCGCGCCGCTCCTCCATGCGGGCCCGGGCTTCGGGCGTGGCTTCGGCCGCCAGCGGGCCGAGGTCTTGATCGGTCAGCTCGGGCATCACGCGCCCTCCATGTCGTAGGCGTCGATGGGCGCGTTGTCGCTGTCGATGAAGCGCAGCGAGCGCGGGTCGAAGGACAGGCCGAACTTGCCCTCCACGCTGCCGTTGCGCTGCTTGTCCAGTACCACCATGAAGTCGGGCTGGCGGTGCACGTCGGGGTTCGGCGCGGCCTTGGCCAGCTCGGTGCGCTTGGGCTTGTTGTCCCAGACCAGGATCACGTTGTGCGCCTGGTCGCTGATGGCGCCGCTGCCCTTGATGTCGTACTTCGTGGGCGGCTTGTCCTCGCTGCCGCCGGCGGGCTTGCGGCAGTGCGCGATCAGGTGGACGTGCAGGCCGGTTTCCTTGGCCACGTCGCAGAGGTTGCCGATCATGGCCTTCTGCTGGTCCATGATCTCCTCGCTCTCGACCACCTTCATGAAGCTGTCGATGAAGACGTGCCCGCCCTTCAGCTCGTCGGCGAAGTAGCGCAGCACCGCGAGGCAGCGCTCGGGCGTGAGCCGGCCGATGTGGTCGAACAGCCAGAGCCGGCCATCGGTCCAGCGCATGAACTGGCCGCGGCGCTCGCGCGTCGGAATGTCGGTGGCGCAAGCCTGCCGGCACATGCGGCCCAGGGTTTTGCTGGGCGGCATCTCCAGGCTCATGGAGAGCACGCGCTCGTGCTGGTCGCACAGGTCGAGCTGCACCTGGCCGGTGAACATGCTCTTGCGGTGGCCGTTGTAGCCGGCCCAGACCGTCACCTCACCGGGGCGGAACTCAATGGCGTGGGCCAGCTTCGTGCTGCGCATGGCCGGCGCGCGGCGGCGTGTGCTGGGCTCGAACTCGGCGTCCAGGTCTTCGGCGAACAGGCTGGCCTTGCGGACCAGGATCTGGCACTCGGTCTCGCGCTCGTAGGCCGCGAAGTCGATGCTGTCAGGCAGCAGCTTGGCCATGCGGCTCTCCCCAGGCGAACACGCCCTCGGTGTCGGTCATCGCGGCCACGGTGGTGGCCTCGCCCTCGCCCTGCAGCAGCACGCCCAGCACCCGGGCCACGCCGCTCTCCTTCGCCGCGGCCTGCAAGGCCTGCAGCCGGGCAGCGCTGCGCGTGTGCACCCACAGGGTCATCTCCGCAGCGAAGCGAAGGTCCAGCCGGCGCGCGGCTTCGGTCTCCAGCACCTCGACCTGGGCCTGGCTCGTGCTGAGCTGCCAGCCCTTGCCCGGGCTGGTGTGCTCGGTGTAGGCCGGCACGTCGTGCAGCCAGACGCAGGACGGCGCGGCGCCCACCATGCGCATGGCCCGGATGGCTTCATGGCCGCGCATCAGTGCACTCCCTCGAAGTCGACGCCCTGGGCCGCGGGCTTGCCAGCGGTGGCCTCCACGGCGCGGCGCACCCAGTTGCGCCACGTGGCTGGCCAGTCGGTCTTCACGCCCTTCTGCCCGGGCTGTGCGGCCCAGTAGTCGCGGAACTTCTCCAACTCGGCGGCGGCCCTGCCGTTGCGCAGGCCCAGGCTCTCTGCGAAGGCCATGTGCACCGGTTCAGGGGTCCAGCCTTGGGGGAGGCGCGAACCCTTCGCGCTCACCCTCTGTACCTTGGGTACAAGAGTGGTGTCTGGTGTCTGGTGTCTGGGGACGGGCGCGCGGTGTATATCGTCCGTAATACGTTCGTATGCCGGTCGTACCGACTCCGTACTGCCTTCGTTGTGCGTTGGCAGTGCCTCGGCATCACGCTTCGCCCACCGCTTCGATACGCTGTCCCGGGCCTTCTGGCTCTTGTCGCGATACCGCTGGATCTCAGCATCGCAGCGCTTGTGATGCCAGCCATCGGCCTCCAGCACGAAGAACTCCTCCAGCACCGTCTGCACGGCCTGCTGCTCCTCTTTCGAGCGAGCACGGACGAAGCGCTGAAGCGCCTTCAGGTCAGCGCACAGCGGCGCCTCGGTGTCGTAGTAGCGGCGCAGCAGGCGGCCATACATCCCGTCTTCGCAGCCGGTCAGGTGCGCTGTGGCCTTGTCGTAGTCGCCGACGTGCAGCTCGAAGTAGTTCACGCAACCACCCCGAACATCACATCCCAGAACCAAGCCTGATCCACGCGCCGAAGGTCCACGCGGCCCGGGTTTGCGGCGATCCATCGGCGGATGTCTTTGCGGTGGCACAACTGCGCAGCGCGTATGCCCTGCCCCGACTTCTTCGCCGGGAGGCCGCGCCGCTCGATCCAGTCCGCCACGGTGCTGGGGTTGACGCCAAACAGTGGCGCCAGCTGCGTGGCGCTCCACCGGTCGGGGTCGGTGCGATCGATCTGCCGGCGCTTGAGCTGCACAGCGATGGCCGTGGGCGTACGCCGGTAACCGGCCTCCCGCAGCTTCTTCGCAATGACGTCCAGGCCAGCCGCCGCGTACAGCTCCAGAATCTCAAGCTCGGGCTTCATCCACGAGTCCAGGCGCGTGGTGTTGGTGCGAGTGACGCCCAGCTGTGCGGCGCGCTTCTGCACCCACCAACCCGGCCGGCCCAAGCGCTCGGCCAGCGCCTTGATGTCGCCCTTGGCCTTCGCGTGGATGTAGCCCTCGCGCACGGCCATGTCTATGTCGTCGCGCTGCGGGTAGATGCGCGCAAAGCGCTTGCCCAGCGTGCTCTGCCGAACGCCGCGCACACCCTCGGCTGCAGCCTTGGCGCGAATGGAAGCCAAGCTGCGGTGCGGCAGGCGCTGGTGCACGGCCTGCGCGCCACCGGTGCCATACAGCTCGCGGAGCACGGTCAGCTCGGTGGTCAGCCACTGGTCGCCCAGGCGAATCGTGCGCGCCGGCGCGGTATCTCCCGCGGGGATTGGTGAATCGGTGAAGGTCACGGTTCAGCCCTCCCCCATCGGAGTGCTGGCAGCAACTGCAGCCCCACGATCAGCAGTCTCGCGGCCGGTGGCACCACCGGCGACCATGCCGGCATGCCCACCCAGCTCCAGAAAGTTGCAGCACTCCACGAAGCCGCGCGTGATCGTCACCGCGGGCTGCAGCTCTTTGCCGCCCAGGCGGTTGCAGGTAGTGCACATCGGCAGGGCCTTGCCGGCGCGCGGGCCTTTCTCGACGACGCCGCCGGGGCAGCCGCTGCCGGGCTGGATCTCGAAGGGGATGCGCGGCATGGTTCAGGCGTCCGGGTTGAAGTGCGGCACGGCGTTGGAGACGCGCAGGGCCACCTTGGTGACGAGATCGCCGTCAGGCAGGGACCGCACGTCGCGGCTGGTGCCTGGGGCGTAGTCGACGCGGCTGTCGACGATGTTTGCGGAGCCCACCACCGAGAGGTGGGCGCAGTAGGTGCCATCGCTGCACCGGCTGACCTCGACGTGGCCGCCGGGGAACTGGATGACGGCGGTGGTCGGCTCCGGCCGGCGCTTGTCGCCGTCGAAGGTGATCTGCACCGCATCCTGGCTGTGCGTGACTTGCGCGCGGGCCATGGGTCAGGCCGCCTGCCGCACTTCGGCTGCGGGCTCCGCGGCCGGGTCCGTCGCGGGCTTCGGCGCGTTCTGCCGTCGCCAGAGCTCGGCCAGAACCTGGGCCTCCTGCAGCCGGGTGAGCGTGTCGCCCCAGTTGTTGATGGCCTGCTTGCTGACACCGACAGCGCGGGCCAAGTCAATGGGCCGCGTGCCAAACAATGCAATTGCTTCGGTCTTGGTCATGCGCCGAGTATCGCAAGCCATACCGCATGAAGTCAAGCACGGTTTACCCCGCAGCGCATAGTCGGGCCATGGCTACCGAGGCGCGCGAAGGTGCAAGCGACTACGCACGTCGCTTTGCGGAGGCTATGCGGCTCTGCGGCATAGACAAACAGACGGAGATAGCGGCGCGGATCGGTGTCACCAAAGCGACGATCAATGCGCTGCTGGGCGGGCGCAGCCGCTACCTTGACGCGCCGAACTCAGCCATTGCTGCGCGCGTGATGCAGGTCGATCACGATTGGCTTGCAACAGGCGAAGGCGAGCCCCGGCCCTTGCTCATGCTGGAACGCATGGGGCTATCACCCAAAGCCGTGGAAATCGGCCGGCTGTTCGATCAGCTCGAAGGCATCCGGCGCGATAGGGCCTATGCCCTCATCGTGCAGATGATCGGCTTCGACTCAGACGATCCGCGCTGAAGATCGCGGCCTGTCGTCTCGTCCAGGCCAGTGCCGCGTGATGGTCGGTGAAGACACCCCGCAGCACCCCGCCCTGCGCCATCAGGCGCGCATAGCCGCGCCACATCGGCAAGTCATCGGCCCGCACCAGCAGCGCGGTCGGTAGCGCAAGCCTGCGATCCCCGCGCTCCATGATCTCCAGGGCGCTCCGCATCAGCCTATCCGGCTCGATGTCCAGCCTGGCCTGCACGTAGTCGGCCATCAGGCCATCGCTGGCCCAATCCGTCACCGTGGCCTGGCAGCTTGCCAGCACGGCCGCCGCTGTGTCCGAAGTGACGATGCCCTCGGTGCGGATGACCGCAAGGCCGCTTTCCCCCCACATCTCACATGCAGACGAGGGGCCAAACCTCCATGCCGCGCTGTTCATGGGTCTCCCTGTTTTTTGGTACTGACATTTATACCCCAACGGCGCCATGGTCTCGCCACCCTCTTCATGGGGCGGCATTTGCGTAGGTGTTTACCCTAGACCAGTAAACGATGCTTGACTTGTGGCGTATCGCGTCCGATACTGCTTCCCATGCGCTGCACTTCCGCGGCGCCGGGAGAGCAACAGTGCAAACCACCTTCGCCCCGCAGGCCCTGCAGCACGAGCTGCAGAACATTGCGAACGGCATCAAGGCACGCCGCGCCGCTGAGCAGGCCAAGGCCGCCGCCCACTACAAGCCGATGGCCGCCCAGGCCACCGAAGAGCGCCGCGCGGAGCTGCAGGCCCAGCTCGACCAGGCCCGCATCGGCTTCGATCCGGCCTACGCCTACAGCGACGACCACACCCAGTGGCGCGAGCAGCTGGCGAAGGCCCACCTGATCGGCCAGCTGCAGAGCGAGCTGGACAAGCTGCCGAAGGTGGCTTCGTGAGCTTCCCCACCACCCGACGCTACCCGCGCACTTTGGCCGAAGCCTGGCCGCGCGAGCACGCCAACCCCATCACCTTCCACCCCGCGCCGTCGCGGGCTGTGCTGCGCGCCGCCGTGTGCGTTGCCGCCTGCGTCCTCATCGGCCTGCTGATCGGAGCCTCGCTGTGATCGAGATCGAACCCACCGAGCTGCCGGCCCTGCAGCGCCAGATCGCCGACGAGCGCGCGGCCAGCCGGCGCTGGCACGACACGCATCCGCACCCGCAGCACGGCACCGAAGGCTGCGCCGACACGGGCGACGAGCCGCGCCGCCCCCCGATGACCAAGGCCGAGGGCCGCCTGGTCTTCGCCATCTTCGCCGCCTCTGCCGCCGCGGTGCTCACCGCGCTGTGGCAGGCGCTCTTCCGCTGAACCCTCACCCCACTGGAGACCCTGTGAACGCACCCCACGCACTTCAACCCCTGGCCGCCGCTGTGCACGCGCAGTCGGCCAGCGAACTCGACCGCCTGCTGCAGGGCGATTACAGCCCGCGCTACATGATGGAGGGGAACAACCTCGACAAGGCGCTGACGCTGGCCACCCAGATGGCCGAGGCCCGGCTGACGATCCCCAAGCACCTGGTGGGCAACGTCGGCGACTGCCTGGCCATCGTCACGCAGGCGATGCTGTGGAATATGAACCCCTTCGCGGTGGCGCAGAAGACGCACATCGTGAACGGGACGCTGGGCTACGAGGCGCAGCTGGTCAACGCCGTGGTGCAGAACAGCGGCGCCGTGCGCGGTGCGCCGGTCTACGAGTACCGCGGCGAGGGCAACAGCCTGGAGTGCCGCGTCGGCTTCGTGCTGCGCCGCCAGGCCAAGGTGACGTTCGGCGAGTGGCTGAGCATCAACGCGCCCACCACGAAGAACAGCCCGCTGTGGAAGACGAACCCGAAACAGCAGCTGGGCTACCTGCAGATCAAGAACTGGGCACGCGCCTACTGCCCGGGCGCCATCCTGGGCGTCTACACGGTCGACGAGCTGGCCGATGGCCTGGCTGATGCGGCCGTCGATGCTGCGGCCACGCCCTCCCCCGCGCCGGCGCCGCGTGCGGCCGAGCTGCCCTTCTACGCCATGGCCGACTTCGAGAAGAACCTGCCGGCCTGGACGAAGCTCGTGGCCGACGGCAAGAAAACGGCGCAGGCCCTGCTGGCCACGCTGAGCACGAAGGCGCAGTTCACCGAGGAACAGAAGGCCGCTGTGCTGTCGCTGAAGCCGCGCCCGGCTGATCCGCCCCTGCCGCCGGCCGGCGCGCACGACGACTTCGTGGCCGACATGGAAGCCGCCGAAGGGGTGCAGCAATGATCACGCACCAGCTCACCCAGGGCAGCCCCGAGTGGCTGGCCTACCGCGCGCAGCACTTCAACGCCAGCGACGCGCCAGCCATGATGGGCTGCAGCCCGTACAAGACCCGCGCCGAGCTGCTGCGCGAGCTGCACACTGGCGTGGCCGCCGAGGTCGACGTGGCCACGCAGAAGCGCTTCGACAACGGCCACCGCGCCGAAGCGCTGGCCCGGCCGCTGGCCGAGAAGATCATCGGCGACGAGCTCTACCCGGTGACGGGCAGCCTGGGCCGGCTCTCGGCCAGCTTCGACGGGCTGACGCTCGACGAGTCCGAGGGCTTCGAGCACAAGGCCCTGAACGCCGACATCCGCGCGGCCTTCGCCGTGATCGACAAGCTGGTGGGCGGCGACGACACCTACCCCGGCCAGCAGTTGCCGCTCTACCACCGCGTGCAGATGGAGCAGCAGCTGCACATCAGCGGCGCCTCGCGCATCCTGTTCATGGCCACCGAGTGGACGGCCGAGGGCGAGCTGGTCGACGAGCGAAGCTGCTGGTACTACCCCGACGAGGTGTTGCGCGGCGAGATCCTGGCCGGCTGGGCGCAGTTCGAGCGCGACCTGGCCGCCTACGTGCTGCCCGAGGCCGCCGCGCCGGCACCGGTGGGCAAGGCCCCCGACATGCTGCCGGCCCTGCGCATCGAGGTGACCGGCGCCGTCACCGCCAGCAACCTGGCCGAGTTCAAGGCCACGGCCCTGGGCGCGATCCGCAGCGTGAACCGCAATCTGGCCACCGATCAGGACTTCGCCGACGCCGAGAAGGCCGTGAAGTGGTGCGCCGACGTGGAGAGCCGGCTGAAGGCTGCGAAGGAGCACGCGCTCAGCCAGACCACCAGCATCGAGGCGCTGTTCCGCGCCATCGACGAAATCAGCGGCGAGGCGCGCACCGTGCGCCTGGATCTGGACAAGCTGGTGACGCGCCGCAAGGGCGAGGTGAAGGAAGAGGCCGTCGCCAAGGCCCGCCGCGCGCTGGACCAGCACATCGCCCAGCTCAACGCCGAGATCGCGCCCACGCGCGTGCCGGTGCCGGTGGCCGACTTCGCCGGCTGCATCAAGGGCCTGAAGAGCGTGGCCAGCATGCAGGACAAGCTCGACGGTCTCCTGGCCACGGCCAAGATCGCGGCCGAGGCCGATGCGCGCGCCATCCGCGCGAACGTGGCCACCTTCCACTCCGAGGCCGCGGGCTTCGAGTTCCTGTTCGCCGACCTGGGCCAGGTGGTGCACAAGGCAGCCGACGACTTCAAGGCGCTGGTGGTGTCGCGCATCGCCACGCACAAGGCGGCCGAGGCAGCGAAGGAGGCCAAGCGCAAGGCCGACGAGGAGGCGCGCATCGCGGCGGCTGCCGAGCAGGCCCGGCGCGAGGAAGAAGCGCGCCAGCAGGCGCTGCGGCGGCAGCAGGCCGAAGAGGCTGCGCGCCTGGCAGCCCCAGCTGTGGCCGCGGCAGCGGCGCCGGCTCCGACCCCAGCACCCGCGCCCGTGGTTGCGGCCCCTGCCCTGGCAGCCGTCAAGGAATCCTTGACAGCTGAGCCCACGCCCGCCGACACCCTGCGCGCCCTGGCCGCCGAAGCCCGCGCGAGCCGCTTCCCCACGAACCCCAAGATGGGCCCGGAGTGGTGGGCCCGCTGGTTCGCCGCCGTCGATGCGCTGGAGGTGGCGTGATGGGCCTGCGCTGCACCAAATGCGGCCGGCGCGGGCACGTCATGGAGCGCTGCACCGTTGACCTGCAAGCCGCCGCCCGCGAAGCTTGCGCGGCCATCCTGCGGGTCGCGCGTCAGTACCCGCAGGGGATTGAGCGCCGCACGCTGCTGGACGAGGCCGGCATCAAGCATGACCGGGGATTCAAGATTCTCATAGCCCTGCGCAAATCGGGCGAGGTGGTCAAGCGGCAGACCGTAGACCGGCAGACGCTGTTCACCGCAGCCGAGCACGAAGCCGAGATGCTGGCCCATGTGGAGGCAGCAGCGAAGACCGCAGCAAACAAGGCCCCCGGCCGCCAGTGGCTCGAGGGCAACACATGGACCCCGCCAGCGCCGCGAATCCCCAGCGTGTGGCACCTGGCGCAGATGGCCGCCAACGAAGAACGGAGAGCATCATGAGCAAGACCGAGGCCGGGCCGGTGGCGCAAGACTGGCTGAAGGCGCGCATTGACGAAGAGATGGCGGAATACAGCGCCGGGGCCTACGCCGACCATGGGAGCGCCCGCGACCAGCTTGCGCTGTTTGCCGCTGACCTGATGCTCGCCGCCCACCCGCCCGCACAAGAGCCGGTGCCCGCTGTTGGCTGGACTGGCAACGCCGATGCAGACCTCGCGCTGATCCTGCTGGATCGTCTGGACGTGACCGTCGAAGACACGGCGCGAGTCGATCAACTGGAGGGCCTTGTGCGCAAGCTGGCCGCCACCCACCCCACGCCAGCCGAGCGCGCCACCCTGAAAGGCCAGCCATGAAAGAGCGCCCCATCCTTTTCAGCGCGCCGATGGTGCGCGCGATCCTGGCCGGCACGAAGACGCAGACGCGCCGGGCCATGCGAGACCAGCCATGCGAGTTGCTGGACTTCAACCGAGGCGGGTTGTCGATCAGGGTGCGCGGGGCGGTGTACCAAGCATTTAGCCCGACGCTTCCGCCTGTTCGGTGCCCCTACGGCCAGCCCGGCGACCGGCTGTGGGTGCGCGAGACCTTCGCCAAGATCGACGGCCAGACGCAGCCCTGGATCGAGACCGACTACCGCGCAACCTACTCCCACGGCGACCGCTTGGGCGACACCCTGGGCGTGAAGAAGCGTTGGACGCCGGCCATCCACATGCCACGCGCCGCCAGCCGCATCACCCTGGAGGTCGCCGGCGTGCGCGTCGAGCGGCTGCAGGACATCAGCGAGGCGGATGCCCAGGCCGAAGGCTGCACCATGAATCACAACGGCTACTTCTGGGGAGGCCCACATGCAGTCAGCGGCTTGAAGCAGATGGCCACGGCATCGTCCGCCTACCGCGATCTGTGGGAGTCGATCAACGGCCCCGGCTCCTGGGGCGCGAACCCCTGGGTGTGGGTGGTCGAGTTCAAGAAGGTCGAAGGCGGCGCAGCCATCGCCAAGACCCAAGGGAGTGCGAATTGATTGCCTGGATTCTGCGTAGGCTCGGCCCGCACTACTTGGTGCACCTGCTGATCGACGGCATGCACGCCAATGTCTTCGTGGCCGGTTCGCTGGGCAAGTTCGCGGCAGAGTCACGGGCCAAGAAGCGACGCATTGTGATCGTGGGCGCGTGGCGCGTGAGTCGGCGCGATTACTTGGCCGGCACCAGCGCAGTGGCGGCTAACGAATAGGTTCCGCGCGACCGTAGGCGCAGCCGTAGGGCGTCGCGCCGACCGGGCAGTTATGCAGCGCCCTGGTGGCGCACTACAGGAGATGGAAGATGGACAGGAAAACTGCGAACAGAGAATGGCGCGACGTAACGCGCGGCGCTCCCGAAGGCGCACCGACCGGGCGCACCGTACATGCGTTTGCGCAGCGCGTTGAGGCGCTGGCGATTGCCGGCTGCGACAAGCGACACGCTGCCACTAAGGCTGTGGGCGGCCAGCTTGGCAATGTGGCCTTCAATCTCGCGCAGCGCGTGGGTCAGCCGATCAGCACACACGACGCCGAGATTCTGGACAAGCTGCGGCGCGAGTGGGACGCGGCTGTTGGTGCTGCATAACGTGGGAGCTACGGCCGACGCAAACGGCGCCGGGCTGTAGCCACAGAGACAACGTGACCGCCGTTTGCGGTCGGCCTTGAGCGACGGGTTAGGCCCGTTGGTGGAGAAACGCAATGACCGAGTATTACCACACCCTGATTGAAAAAGGCGGCAAAGTGCTGCGCAGCTATGGCGATGTGGTCCTGGAAACGGACTACCAGATTCTGGGCCACAAGGACAACGAAGCGCAGAGCCCACCCGACAAGCAATGGATCGGCTGGAAAACGGTCCCGTACCCGGCGCCGACTTTTGTTCGCTTGCCTTGAGGGCCTAACGTTTGAGCTAAGCCGGCACTGCCGGCACAGGAGTTGAAATGACCACAGAAAGTACGCCGGCAGTGCTCGGCTTGAGCGAGGGGTTAGGCCTCGACCGCGAAAGGCTAGCAGACGATGCTATGCGCCGAAGGGCAGAAAGGTTTGCCCACAGAAACCATAAAAGGTTCGCTGTTGATTGGATTGGAGAGGCAACGCAGAACACCCGGATTGTGTCGGCCGACACTCCGCGCGAAGCGGCTGTTATCGTGGCTGGCGTTGATTGGGCAAAGATAGGGCCGCCCAAATGGAGCAGCAATCCAACATACGCGGGCACATACCTTGTCAACTGCTACGAGGTGGATGGTTGTTTCGGGCGTCGGATGATCGTGACTGAAGAGGCCTAACGCTTGAACTAAAGCGGACCGGCACGCAGTGACGGGTCCGCGTTCAGTGAAGGGTTAGGGCGCCAGAGCCGAAGCGAAAAATAGTTTGCGTGTTACAAAATAGTTGTTGACGCTGGCGGCTGCTGTGCTACATTAACACCCATCGCAACACGCAACCCGGAGCAAGCAACATGACCACTCAGCAAACCTTCACAGTGGCCACGATCCACGCGCCTTTCGTCAAGTCCGCTTTGCGCGCGCAAGCTGTCGCGCAAAAGCAAGGCAAGCCGGCCTACGTGGTGCTTGGCTGCAAGGCGCAGGTTTATGGCCGCTTCCCCGGTGTGTGGTGCCATCGAGTGCATGCAGACGGTCGCGTCGATTGCTGCGTGATTGAAGCATGAACGACAAAAGCAAAGGGGGGCGCCCCCCCGCACCACCCGGCCTGCGCCGGGTAAACGTGCCGCTGCGCCTGCCCACATGGCAGGTGCAGTGGATGGCGCAGCAGCCCGAGACGCCTGCGGAGTTGATCGAAGCCGCGCTGCTGAAGGCGCACAAGCTGCGCCCGCCGCGTGCGCCCTAACGATAGTTTGAGCAGCGCCCGCGTGGCGCTGCCGGAGTGAGCTACGCCGCTGGGCGTCTGCTCGAAACGCGAGTTATGCAGCGCCCTGGTGGCGCACTACAGGAGATGGAAGATGGACAGGAAAACTGCGAACAGAGAATGGCGCGACGTAACGCGCGGCGCTCCCGAAGGCGCACCGACCGGGCGCACCGTACA